ATCCCTTTCAATACGAAATCAAATTTATTTGCGCAAATGAGATGCGATTCGGGACAGGTTCTAACATCACGCGTCGGCCAATAATTATTGCGGTTCTCCCTAACTTTTTGTGTAAATTGCGCGGACCAGATTTGCTCATATTCTTGACATATAAATAGGGTCATTGACTCATATCCATGTGAGTGTCGGCGTTCTTTAATAATGTCAATGACAGGCTTGTTTCCAAAAATAATTAGATAGATGGGGAGTTTTAGGATAACGTCAATTCCTTTTAGTGCTTTTTCAGGAGTTCTAGAACTTGTATGATATGCAGAAAGGTCAAAACACGCGGTAACCAAGGTACAATCTGGAATAAACATAGTATGTAAGATATTGTGAGAAAACTTTAAATTATTATTCCCGCGTATAATTAATACTTCTATTATACACAGGAATAATAATATATGTCAACAGAATACGTAAATCAAGTAACATTAGAATGTCTTATGAACAAGGATACTTACAAAAAATATGTCGCTACAAAAAAGAAAAGTGTCGTAAATAAGAAGGATCAGAAATTTTATAGAAGGCGGATATTATCTCTAACCAAAGAATTACTCTATCCCGAAGAAGCCGCAACCACCACAAAACTGACAACTACAACTACAACTACATCAACAAATGACCCAAATATAGTGGGACTATTTCAAATATATAGCAAGGCATGTATTGAATATTTCAAGACTTTAGACAAAAATGATATCATTCAAGAAGATTATTCAACCCTTACACCTGAGACGAATGAAATGAGTCCTGAAGATATTAAGACACAAGCGGAGATTGACCAGCAATTTATGCGCTCAATTCACGTGAAAGAGGCCACGACGTTAGATAAATTCGTAAAACGTAGCACAGCTGCGCCGAAAGAGGATCCAATTCTGCCAAAACAAAAGGACATTAACTTAAGAGACCCTGCATTGAAAAATAAAGGTATTCGTAAAAAGAAAAATATCACCAATAAATATGAAGAAGAATCCAAAACAAAAAACGCGGAGGGTAAGGAAAATAAAGAATAAAACGCAAAAAAACAAAAAATCCCATAACCCGACGCAAACATATCGAGACAATTCAGGTAAGCTGTTTAAACCGGTGCAATGCAGTCCGAACCCAAAAAAAATGGACTTTACTTGTTATACTGAAGACGACTTATATAAGCTTCGGAATTTGTGGAATATACGACACCCAGATGCTCAGATTAAAAGCAATGATTTAAAAACTATCTGGACACTTTTACAACAGAATCTACAAAATGTTTGCAGTAAGGAATCTTGTTGGTTGAACCAAAAATTTGTAGACGACAAAGCAAGTAAAGATATGAGCGCATCCTTCGCGCCAATGGCACCGGCTTCTTGGAAAAAGAAGCCAAATGAATGGTTATCTAGCACGGATATATTGAAAGTAATGAAACAATACGAAAAGGCATATAAATGTTTTGAATTTATGGGTCCGAGTCCTATAGATTATGATACAAAACAAATGTATGGCGAGTGCGTTTGGCAAGAGTTGTGCGAGTTTAATTTACAAGAACAAATTAATAAGGGCAAAACAAAGATTGGTGTTAGTTTCAATTTAGATCCACACGACAAAGGCGGATCACACTGGGTAAGCATGTTTATTAATATCAAAAAACGAACGATCTTTTATTTTGACAGCGCAGGAGAGAAAATCCCCGCCCAGATAATGAAATTTGCAAATACGATTATTACGCAAGGTAAATCACTCGGAATGAATTTTACATTTGACCAAAACCATCCAGTAGAGCATCAATATGGAAATACAGAGTGCGGTATTTACTCCTTGTTTTTCATAGTTCACATGCTCGAGGACAAAATAACCTCACACTATTTAAAAACCCATATATTAAAAGACAAATACATGGAAAAGTTTCGCAAGGTTTATTTTAATCAGGACAAATTATTCTAGAAATAGCCCATAAAACTATCAATAACCCAAGAATAAGTATATAAAAATATTTATATATTTATTATAATGTCTAACAAAAATTTCTTATCACCCGCGAACGCACAAATGTTGTGGGAAGTATTGATAGATGAAGAATCTATTATGAAAGACAAGCGCACACAAGAAACATTTGTCAGGACACTCCCTGAATTTTATGAACGAGAGAAATCGAAACCACAAACAACACTGATTGGATTGAACAAACAATTTATATCTCTCATGTTAAATTTGTTGAGACAAGCCCCTCCCACTCAACTAGCTAGAACGATTCCGATTCCTCCTACCAAAAAGATATCTATAACTCAAGAAGAATTACAAAACGACCGCGCTGCTAATTTTGAACAAGAACTTAATAAAAAGCAACAAGAATTTTCAAGTGCAATGGCTGTACCTGTTCCAACTACCCCCGTATTTACAGACAATACAAAGGATGTACCGCTTACAGAAATGAATATGATTATACAAAGAACTATTGCAGAACGTAATTTGGAATTAGACAAATTTTACAAGTCCGCAAATAAGGCAGACGCTGAAAATTGGTTAAAATCTGCGCCGACTTCTATCAAAGAAGAAAAGGCCGTTGAAAAGGCTAACGTGATGAAAACCATAAAGATTGAGAAGAATGATCTAAATATTTCTCTACAAACGGAAGAATTGAATGATGCATCCTCCAAACAGATTAGTTGGGGCGATAACACCACAATTGAACTGAACGAGGCACAACCATCCGATTCTATTTTTTCCAAATTAAAGAAAACATATACGCAGCCTACCCCACAACCCACACAGACCCCACAACCCACAATGGATATCCAATCCTTGTATGAATACGTTAATAAACGATTCGACCAATTGGAAGAACTGATACGTAAAGGCAATTAATTAATCAATGTGTTGAATATTTTTTTGCCGTCTGGTTTAACTTCAAGGGTGCCGATTAGGATGGGATCGCCACCAGCTTCTACTGCTTTTTGATAACTTGTTAAATCATAGATATTATAAAGCGTTTCTTTCACTTTACGAGCTGCATACTTTATCCCATAAATAGTAACAGGCACAGCCGTCCAAGTAATTTTATCCTTGTTAATCGCAGCAACCATATCCGACTGATCCAGCTCCATATTTGGGTTGTATGAATATGACGTGTTATTCGGTTCGCCAAAGCTGACGCAGTTCAATCCTTCTTTAGAACTTCGCGAGTATACCGCACAATCAATTGCAGCTTCTTTAATGGCAATAGTTAATTGGTCGTTAATAGCCTCCTTAATAGTGGAAATTTCATACAAGGCCTCGTCGCTTGTTAATGGGATATGTGGCGCACGTTTGCTCAAATCCTTTCGCTTAAGTTCCGTTGAATCATCGCTATCAATTTGTTCCTTTGAAAATGTCATCAAATAAACGAATACCTCTACAGATTGCAACTCAATCGGCAAATCCTTGTGGCTACAAATACGACGCGCACGTCCGATGACCTGCTCCATACGAACTGGGTGCCAGTAAGGCTCAGTTATGTGTACGTAGCGAGTATTGCGCAAGTTAATACCCTCCGAACCAGATGATGTAATCATAAATACCTTGATAATCTCGCCCAAATTATTATTGAGCGCCATCTTACGAAGTTGCGTTGCAATACTAGTTGGAATATCGTCCCAGAATCCGTTGTATATTTTCAAGACGATTTTCTTTTCTTCGTCAGATTCCGTACCTGTGTAAAGAGCAAAGGTCGGTTTACCAAGATCTTCTTCTTTTATATCAAGTTCCCATCCACCAGATGTGCTCTTTTTCAAGCGGAAGCGGACAAACCCATTTTGTTCAAGAACCATGGAAAACAAGCCGATGCCTTCAAGTGTGCGGAATTGACTATATACCAAATGCAAACCGGGGTATGCAGGGTCTTGTATATTATCCAACATGGCCAAGAATTTTGGGCTATACGTTTCTAGCGCGGTTTTGTTCAAGAATTCAGCTGAGTTTCTTCTAACCTCTTCGATCGCAGAGTTCAATCGCTCCAAATAGGTCGCATCTGCCACCGCATTAATGGCTTCGTCGCCTTCAATTTCGCCTTCATTATCTGCATTGACATCTTGGTCAAGCTCCACATTCTTTGCCTTGGTTAGCAGGTTTTCCATTTCTGAGACAGCCTTTTCGTCAGCACCAGCTTTATCGCCAACTTGTTTATTTTGTTCAGGCATGGGTCTGCCAGGCGGATTGGGCATGACAAAGTTACAAAACGCACGTGAGAAAATGCGATATGTAGAGGTGGGATCTTTATAGATACCATCCTTGTCAAATTGACCTTGTTTTGACTTGGAGCTCTTTTCCATTTTACGCTCTGCTTTTCGCGCCGATTCATATACTTGGAACTGATAATTGCTCATGGGAATTTTAATAACATGATAATATTCAGGCGTTTTTTCATAACGAGGTAATAAACTCTCTTGTGCGCTTCGGAAATAAGAAGTAAGCCCAAGGATTCGTCTTTTAAACGCGTCGGCATTCTTCATTTGTTTAGTTGCAGGGTCAATGAAACGCAATATAAACTCGTCCAATTTATCAGGCAATGCCTTGTAATTATGAATTTTTATCCCAGCAGTTTTAACATCAATCTCCATCTTCTGCAACATGCCTATCACTTTGCGCTCAAAAGCATCGTCGCTAACAAAATCCGTCTCAATAATGGTCTCATCCTTCTCGTTCTTTTTTTGATTGGATACGCCGTGATAACCAGTTCTCTCTTTGATTTTGTTTTTAAATCCAAGTGGGTTTCGTGTTATAAATAATTTTTTACTGGCGGGAGAATAATCCAAAAAGTCCAAAATCTTCTCTCCTTGCAAGGCTTCTTGGAGTGTTTCCGCGGTGATTTTTTTGGTGGTCTTCACTTCAAGAGGTATTTCCCAAGTCTTTATATAACCTCGTAATATGTTGAAAAGTATTCCAATTTCGTTGGGGTAGTTGATGACAGGTGTACCTGAAAGCAGTACGATACGCGCATCCTTGGCGGACAATAAGTATTCGTACAATTTCAACGACATTGCTTTCGGCAACCTTTCTTTCTCTCCTCGCGCGTTTTCTGGAACAGCCTTTTCCTTTTGCAATTTATTCACTATACGACTAATAAAGTTGTGCGCCTCGTCGATAATGATAATGCTATTGTCAAAAAGATTTTTTTCATAATCGTTGGTAAGCTCTTGTAGACGAGTAGCGCGCAAACCATTATAATTGATAAAGGTGTATTTATTTTGGATCATCTCGTTTAGTTGATCGTCTAGACTTTTCATGTCGCTACTCGATAGTACATTGGGTGGTTTTGAAATATCAACAAGCCATGCACCCCTGTTGCGAGTAATATACTCCATCGATAATCCTAGAACACTAGACAAGGTTTCAAATGCGGACGGGTCATCAATTCGTTCCCAATATTGGTTCTTCTTGTACATGAGGTCTCCGCATTTTTTCAATTCCTCCATATAATTGTCCCTTAGCGATTTTGGTGTCATGATAATAACTCGCTTGTGATTTTTCATGCCTTCTGCAATAGCAATACTCGTACACGTTTTTCCGGTTCCCAATTTGTGATAGAGTAAAAGACCACGATACGGCGTGTACAAATTCATATAATCCTTGACAATTTTTTGGTGCGTTAACAAAGAAAAAGAGTCCGCGCCCCTGAGGGAGTCGAACGTAATTGTCTTTTCCACGCTTTCCAATTCTTCTCGGTATCTTTCAAAAAAGGAATTGATAAAATTAACAAATATTTTGCGGTTATTCATGTAATAGCTGGACAACTTGATTTTTACAGGCGGTTCCTTTGTGGGCAACCGCTTTGAGATTTTTTCACCGCTGATTTCAACCCATTCTTCAGGACCCAATTCTGCAACTCCCCTTTGCACTCTAGGTGTGCGTCGCGCACTTTCTTTTTCAACTAGGGAAATTGCAGTCTCAACCATTTCAACTTTTTCGGTACCACGCGGCTCTTCTTCTTCCTCTGCAATAATTACTAGTTTTTTTTTGATTATTTTTTTTGCACGTTTTTTAGCGGGTGGCGCTTGCGGAACAAGAGACAACGGCGTTTCAATAGGTGCTGCAGAAGTAATCTTCATGGTCACGTGCGACAATTTGCTTTCTTTTAATCGTTCTTTCAATTCAGCCATATCGTATGGTTTAGTACTCTCGCGCACATCGCGTATAGTTACGCCCTTTATTACCGGCGCATCTACACGAATCCTTACCTCAATCGGTTTATGTGATGTCACGATTGGCTTCATTTTTAATTTATCTTTGACTAAAGAATCCATAACGCTTCTTATATAGAATCTATATATAAAAAACAACGTTTACATTGCATAATTGAATTGCCTGATTTCAACAATACTTATGCAGGTTTAGAGTATTTTTCAATAACACCAAGTGCAACTAAACATGCTTCTTGTTCGGCCTTGCGTTTAATTTTGTGTAAACCCTGACCCAAAAACAAAAACACTTTGCCGTGCGTGGTTATATGTGTTTGAATCTCTTGGAATGTTTTCAAGGTCTCAATATGAATAGCATCAGAAGGGACTAAATTGTGCACCTGTTGTCCCAAGCAAAGGAACACACCCATGCGATATCCCTGTTCAACGTCATGCTCCATCTCCAAATAATGAGGCGTCACCTTGAACTCCTTTTGAATCTTCACCTGAAGAATATTTTTATAATTATCGTCGTTTTGAATCAACTCAATCCAATTAATATGTTGCTCAAAGACATTTTCTATGAATTTTTGCACCATTTGAAACCCTGGTCCAGTAACAAACATGTTTTGAAACCAG